GAGTATAATTATAATGCTAACGAGAAAACTATTACGTTCTCGAATGGCTCTCAGATTATCCTTAAAGATTTATTTCTCTACCCGTCTGATCCGAATTTTGATTCTTTGGGGTCTTTGGAGATTACAGGTGCATTTATCGACGAGTGTAACCAAGTTGTGGAAAAAGCTAAAAACGTAGTTATGTCGCGTATGAGGTATAAACTAACTGAATACAATTTAAGTCCTAAAATGTTAATGACTTGTAATCCTGCTAAGAACTGGGTTTATCACACATTCTACAAACCACATAAAGAAAACTCTTTACCTAAACATAGAAAGTTTATACAAGCTTTACTAAGCGATAATAAGCACGTACATAGCTCTTATGCTGACGCTCTAAGTCGATTAGACGAAGCAAGTAAGCAAAGATTGTTATTAGGTAATTGGGAGTATGATTCTGACCTATCTAAACTATTTAGCTACGAATCTTTATTAAATATGTTTACTAATGAATTTATAGAATATGGAACTAATTTTATTACTGCTGATATTGCTCGCTTTGGGAACGATAAAACGGTTATCGGAGTTTGGAGAGGGTGGCGATTAGAGAAAGTTATTACCTTGCAAGGTTCTGACGTTGTCAATACCTCTAATGTGATTAGACAAGAGGCTAACTAGTTAAGAATACCTATGTCTAGTGTCGTAGTAGATGAGGACGGAATAGGAGGAGGAGTAAAAGATATTCTACGTTGTCAAGGGTTTGTAAATAACTCTACACCTATGAAAGTTGAAGGAGAAAAAGAAAACTTTAGTAACCTTAAAAGCCAATGCTATTTTAAACTAGCCGACAAGGTAAGAGATAATGAGGTTTACATTAAAGATACATCTATTCAAGAGGTATTAATCCAGGAGTTAGAGCAAATCAAACAAAAGGACATGGATAAAGACGGTAAGAAGTCTATTATACCTAAAGACAAGATTAAAGAACTTATAGGTCGATCTCCTGATTACGCTGATATGCTAATGATGAGAGTTTATTTTGAACTTTATAAAACAAAAAGCTGGGTAGATAGTTTGTATTAATCCTTTCGAACCCTTTCGAACCGTTACGGAATGGTTCGGAAATAAGAATAAGAATAAAAATAAGAATATGAATATGAATATTAAAGATATAGTTAATAGACCTAATGGTTCATCTTACACTTTAGAAGAAATGTGCTATATCATCGAGCAATATATTTTTATAAAAAAGAATCGTAAAGTAACTATTAACCCGTATAAAAGTAGTATCTTAAATGGTAAAATCAATTCTTTATACTTTCAAATAGAGTTAAAGAAGATAATAAAAGCGTTTAACTATGCTTTAGTTTTTATAAACCGTTAAAAATTAGTATATTAATGTCTAAAATTGAATACTTTACGAATATGGAAAAGAGAAAAGAGATTGACAAGCACCTTGAAGCTATGGCTAGTCTAAGAGCCACGTTAGGAACTGACTCATTAGTCAAAGAGAAAGATGCAGTACAAAAGCAATGTAACGAGCATTTAAGAGCTATTAAAGAGATAGATTTAGATTTTTATAAAATGATTAGTTTAGATAAATAATGGATAAGTTTGGATTTAATACACCTAGTCACTTTTCTATATCTAAATACAGTGAAGAGTATAAAGTAACTATACCAAATAGTGATACAACTTGCGTTGAAGCTTTGTCTGTTTGTTTATGTTTGCTTCGTTTGTCTGGTTATCATGAATCATCTATTAAAGAAGCTTTACAAGAATTAATAGATACTTACGATGATTAAAGGGCATTTATACACAACACGTAAAACTAAACTACCTAAGTGGTTAAAAAGAGATACTAGGATACCTTTTGAAATACCTAGCGGTTGGCATGAGGTTACGTTAGAACAGTTTATAGAAATATCTAAAGACTTGGATTACTTGGAGATGTTTAGCGTTCTATCAGGTGTTGAGTTAGAAACTATTAAGAAGTGTAGACCCGAAGAGGTAGCTTATATTGTTGAGCAATTAGAAAGCTTATACAACCCTAAAGAGTTAGAAAGTTTGAGCGATATAGTAGAAGAGTTTACTTTAAACGGTGTTACTTATAAAGTTAATCCTAACTTAATTAATGATACTGTAGGTCAATGGTGGGATATAAAAAAGATTGAGGTAGCAATGAAGGACGAACCTATAAAGTTTATCCCTAAGTTGATAGCTATGATTGCTAGACCCGAAGGAGAGGAGTACGATTATTCTAAAGTGGAAGATAGAGCTAAAGAGTTTTTGAAACTAGATGTATTAACGGCTTTTAAAGTACGTACTTTTTTTTTAAGCAATCAGCTAGTATATTTAATAAATTCAAACCGTTATTTGAAAAAGAGTATAAAAGTGAAGAAGTTATTGCAGGTTTTGATGCGCTTTCTAGGAAGTTTGGTTCGTTACTTACTGTCGTTTCATTGGCTAAAGAGCATAGTACACTATGTGCGATCTTTGGTAAAAAGGAAAAGATAACGGATTACACAGTAGGCGAAGTATTTACTTATTTACTAATAGAACAAGAGCGGAACGAATGCCACGAGAAACTAACAAAGGCTTATAGTAAGAAATGAATTTAAACATTATACATAGCATATTTGAGGAGATAGCAACTAAACATAAAGCTATTAATTCATTTTACACAGGGTTAGCTACAGAGTTTAACCCTGATTTTGATTTAAAATATCCTTGTATGTTTGTTGATCCGGTAAGTATAACTAAATCCATGAGAGAGGGGTATTTCTCTAATAATTGGAATATCGTATTAGAAGTGATTGATTTACTACCAGAGGATAGAACTATGGATTATGTAAATAAGACATTAGATAGCACTCAACAGATAATAGATCAAGTATTAAGTAGATTTATTACTAATTACTCCACTACGGAGGTTACTTATAATAATCAAACCGTTAAGAGTGATTTTGTTATACAAGATAATTTTACAGTATTACCTTTGATAGACGATACTGATAAGAATCATACTGGGTGGCAAGTTAGTTTTACTATAACCGAACAAGTAAAATATTCTACTTGTTGTAATGACGATGTATTTGATGCGTGAGTTTGCTAGAACATCATTAAGGTTAAGGTTAAGAAGTGCCGAGTTTATAAAAGATATTATAGACGATCTAAATAAAGAGGGCAAAAACGCTACGGGAACATTAGCGAAAAGTCTTAGATTTTCTCAAGCCGTTACTAGTGGTATGATAACCGTAAATTTCAAAGCTAAAGACTATTGGAAGTGGGTAGATAAAGGACGTAGACCTGGAAAACAACCTCCGATAAAGCCATTAATACGTTGGGCAAAGGTTAAGTTAGGGTTAAGTGGTAATGATGCTGTTAGTGCAGCTTTCGCTATTTCCAAGACTATAGCAAGAAAAGGAACAAAAGGAACAAATACATTTACAAATAATATTAACAAATATAAACAAGACATTGACAAGTTACGTAATAAGGAACTTAAACAAGATGTTAGTGAGTTTATAAGAAAAGCATTAAGATAATGGCAAGTTTAACAAATAACATTACAACAAGTGTAACAATAGGAGCTACTACCTATAATTTAACGGTTAGCGAATCTATTACTTTAACTGATGATAATGTAGTACATCAAACATTAAGCGTACCTACTTCTGAGGTAGATTTAGCTACTATAGGTGCTGTTGGCCCAGCAGGATTAAGTGATTTAGCTTTTTTACTTGTAGTTAATAGAGACGGAACTAATTTTATTAGGTTAAGGTTAGAGGATACTGGAGGGCATACCGCAGATTTTAAAGTACCTGCAGGTCAATCTTTAATGATAAAAACTAAAGACATTAACGTATCAGCAACTGGAGGAGCTTTTGCTTCGTTTAGTTCAATAGATACTATAGCAGCTCAAGCCGATACTGCTTCATGTGATGTAGAGATATTTTTAGCATATTAATTATGGCAATAACAGTAGTAAGTAGACCGAGTCAATACAATGCAGCGTACTTACCTGTTGAGTATGTATTTACGTCTGATAAATCGCCTAATGTAATTAGTGGAGAGAGCGCTACTGGATCGCTTAAATCTGCTGACAATTTAGGGGTAAATATTGAGGTAGGAGATGATTTAGTAGTAGTAGTAACTTCTACTTTACCTATCGTTATAGGAGACTTCATTAAGTTAGAAAACGCTGGGGTGTATAATGGTATTCATAGAGTATCTGAAATATTAGTAGGTACTGAGGGCGTTAATGTTAGTTGGTTTAAAATAGATACTCCATTTAGCGTTAGGGTTGGAGGTGCTACAGATCCATTTGTAACTCCTATTAGTTCTGTTACGGTTAGCAAGTATTATAATAATTTTAGTGCTGTATTAGACTTATACATTGAGGGTAGTTTTATTGTAAGATTAAGAAAGAAACGTAATACAAACGATCAATTTGTATTTGATATATCTAATATACTTCAAGAGTATCTAGGGAGTGATTTAAACGACTTAACAGAAACTAGTCATACAGTAGCTACGGATTTAGCTAAAGACTTTTATATTCAATACGCAGAAGAATACGACGAAATAACAGACGGCATAAATAATTTAACATTACAGAGCTTTACAGATGATTCTAGTAACACTTTTACAGCAGTTAACAGTACTGTTCCTTACGTATGGCTTAACAATTTCTCTATTGATAGCGTCAATTATAACCTATCCGACTTTTACAGTGATTCAATTCCTAATACGAGTACTAGGTTTCTTACAAACCAACCTAGCACGATTGAGATAGGTAGTAATGAGAGTTATCAATTATCATTTATTCAAGGAACAATAAAGGTAAGAGATGACTTAAAACGTAGAGTTATTACTTATGATTCTACAGGGTCAGTAATAGCAACAACGGATACTACTTTAATAATTTCTAGTTCTAGTGAGGTTGTAAATGTTTCATGTGGTACTAATAATTTAGGCGCTATTATTACTGCTGCTACGGCTAAATACGATGTTAAAATAGTTTACGGAACTGATGTTATAAGCGAAACATTAACTTTTAGTATTAATAGTGATTGTAGTAAAGTAGATCGTAGAATAGAGTTTGTAAATAAGTTAGGAGGTTTAGACGCTTTTACTTGCAAAGGTAAGGAATCTAAAGATATGGATATAGAGAAGTCTGTATTCAAGAGAACTTT